GACCACCGCTGGTCGCATTCTCAATAATCTGTACTCGTTTTATAGTATTAGGCGAAATAGTGATCGTACAAGTAGAGTCTAATGTGCCTGTGTACTGAAGATGCATGGCTCTTCCGGGGTCAGTAGCCCCTTGAGCAATAATTGTATTGTGCGTGTCTGCATTAGTGACTATGGCTTCTGTGCCTATACCTAATGCTTCGCCTATTAGTTCTAAGCTAGTGTTGGTAAGTGTACCCCAGCCACTTTCTCCATCTGCGGGTTCTGCTACTACTAAATTATTTTCATAGGTTGCCATAATTTATGCCGCTATGTCCGTCCAATTTGGTGTTTGTGTGGTTGATATAGCTTGGTAGTTAGGTGTTTGGCTAGGATCTACCTCAGACCATACATTCACGGAACTGAGTGCTGATGTACCCGCTACACCTGTAACACCTAATGATATACCTCCACCAGCCGTTTCTGTTGTATTACCAACCGTGGCATTGGCTGAGACTCCAGTAACATTTATCCCCGTTCCGTCTGTAGCAGTAACACTACCTAGTGCGCTAGTTAGTCCTGTAAAAGCTACGTCTTGGTTATAACCACCTTCGTTATAACCTTGAGTTATACTGTTATAGCCTTCAAAGACTATGTTTACATTAGACATTAAGCAATCCTAATTATTGCGCTACTTGCGTCTGCGGTTGGGAAAGTTATTGTAAAGTCCCCAGAACTAGTTGTCTTATCAGTACCAAAGTCTAATACTGCCACCGCCCTATTTGCAGACCCTGCCGTGGTTGAAGAATTATATATAAGTGCTCCTCTGGCCGTTATGGTGGAACTACTCCATGTAGTGTCCGCAAAATCTACCAATGCCGTGGTGCTTGAGGTTGTAGGGGTTACGTTAGTTAGCGTATTACCTCCTGCTGAATACCCTGTTCCAGACGCTTGGTTACTATCGGCATAAGCAGTTGTACTCGCTCCAAGACTAGCACTACTAGTAAACAAAGCTATTTTAAAAGTATTACCAGTGCCAGTAGAAGTAGTGGTACCTCCACCAGAACCATTAGTAAAATTATGTATACCCTGTAGTATCTCTTGCTTAAACGATGTACATAACGCTTGCGTTATAGCCATTATAGTTTCCTCAGTGTTTCAGCCACATCAGCATGGCCTTGTTTCTTAAATTCATTATAAAGTGTAGTTCTATCACTTTTAATAGCTTGATTCAAAGCATGTACAATTACATAGAACATTCTTTCTCTAAACGCTTCTGCCTGTTGTCTTAGTACAGGATCGGCACTATCGGCAATGTTTATGATCTTAGCCACAGCGTTTGCCGCTAACTCTTCTGGAGTGTGTCCTCTCTCGTTAGTAGTCTGTACTTCAAAGCCTCCTACAGAAGCTTTTACCTCTACATCAAACATATTAACCTACACTCATTCTATATTGACCGGAACGATAAGCGTCTTCTCGTAACTTGTTATCCCCAAGGGCACCAAGTAGAGTAATCGCCTCTACATACATTTTTTGATAAAGAGCGACCATATCAGCTTCGCCTTTCATAAAACGTATGGCTTCTACCAAGGCTCCGTTCAACAGTGCGCTATCAAAGTCATCTCCTAACCAAGATGTACTAGCGGTAACTATTGATTCTGGGTAGTACCCATAATGAAACTCAACGTCAAATGCTGCGTTAGGAGTTGGACCTATAATTAAAGACTCGTCTGTAAAAAACGCATAATGTTTAGGAACACCCGTTGTAGCTGGGTTGGGGTAGGCTTCTCGTATAAAATTTACGTCTTTATTCAAAAGGTATATGTATTCACTTGAACTTATAATAGCTAAAGAATACGACCACAAAAAATCAGTAGGTAGAGTCAGGTATTTGTTTCCACTACTCATGTTACCTGTTTGGTTTTTACGTAACGCAGGAAACTGAACAGTATTGTATATTTTCTGCTCGGCTTGTTGAGTGAACAGCTTTAACTGATCATCTGTGAAAGTAGTCTCACATATGTCCTGAATATTTGCCTTTAACTCGGTATAGTTCATAAGTTATGCCATCGGGCCTCTTGCATACAGACCTTTAGTGGCTGCTCCTGTGCCGCGTATCTTTACACCTTTAGAGTTGTCCACTTTCTTCTTTTTCTTCTTTTTGTTCTTTGGTTCTTCAAATAACATAATTACATCCTTATGTTGTGGTGACTGTTACGGAACCCACACTTCCAGTTCCAACCAAATCGTTATCTGTTAGATCAAAAGGATTGTTACCATTACCCACAGGATTCCAACCCCATTGTATCTTTCTACTACTCTCTCGACCTGCAAAATCTGGCCTTGGATCTCGCAGGGCTTGCGGGTCATCTACCGGAAACTCACCCAACCTAAGTTGTGGTTGGTCTGGGTTCCAACATTCAGGACAAGCTTTTATATTTGTATCTCGCCCTTTTTGTATGAGATTCTTCAGTTCTTTAAGTCTATAACGAAATCCACAAATGTCACACTCCGCTACCGCTATTTTCGTGGAAGCGTACCTAGCCACTATATGACCCCTATGCGCGGTCTGTAGTAGTCTGAAGTTTTCTCTCTATCCTCTGCGGCTGCTAGGGCAAACGCCTCTTCATATACAGTTTTTAACATCGCCACCCTATCCATTAATTCAGGTGTTTTTAAAGCAATGTTGTACGCTAATCCTGCAACCAAACAAGGTAAGAACCTAAAATTCATGTCTGCTGTTTGTATCCCGCTACCCGCGTCTTGAATACGTCTGATACGCCAATACGCTATGACGTAAGTATCATTTTTGTCTGGAACAGGCCACAGATTTAACACAGGCGCATCTCTCTGTCTGTCTATCCACACCTGTATTGGCCTACCTTCAGTTAACTTATTAGGTATAGAAGCGAAAGTACCTACGCCTATCCTATTTAATGTAAGGTCAGACTGCGTGGAAGTATTACCGGAATTAGTTCTTATAACTTGTTCCAATAAGTCTATTGTATCTGCGGGTAGTGTGTATTGAGAAGAACCTTTGGTTAGAGTTACAGTGCCCTCTTCTATCGTCCATAGATTAACACCTCGATTTTGCCACTCTATCATCATCAAGTTCATAGACCTACGTGCTGTACGTAAGTCGTAACCAGAACGCATCTCTCGTCCAGCACGTTCCCACGCCTCTTCAGCGATCTCCGTAAAGTCCATATCAAATGCTGTTGTATTTGACGTTGCCATAGTTACTTACCTTTTCTAGCTCTTCTCAGAGCTTCTTTTCCACGTTTAGCTATAGCTGCCTGTTGTGGTTTACCTGCCACTTTAGCTCTTTGTTCAAGCACGGTCAGTATTTGTATCTTTCGAGCAAAAGGCTTATTTACATTCTTAACTTTTTTCACCGTGTCCCTAGCATCTTGCACGGTGGCGTATTTTATACGTACCGTATCTCTAGGGTTTTCGTCAGTATAGAGTCTTCTACCACTACCTTTCGGTTTCTTACCTGTTCCTTTCTTTGGGTCTGGCATTACATACTCTTTAAATAAGCAACAGCTTCTTTAACCAAATCATTCTTAGACTTTCTGCGATCTAACTCTAACCCGTGAAACCGCATCTCCTCTTCTATCTCTATCTTAGTCATACCGCTAAGATCAGATTTAGAAGGTAGCTTTACCGTTGGTTTAGCTTTAGGCTTTGCTTTAGGCTTTGCTTCTACTTTAGTCTCAGGTTGTAGTTCCTGTAACTTTGCTTTAGCTTGGCTTTCATCCATGAGATCGTACACAGTAATATCATAGGTACCATCCTCATTTTTAGTGCCTATCTGATATACAGGTAACCCTGTAGCAGAAAACACGCCATTCTGAAACACCTCAAGTTTTTTCATAAGTACTACCTCATTTTACAAGGACGAACCCCTCTTTTAGCGATACCCGCACCGCGTACTTTTTGTTTTGTTTTGGCTTTTGCTTTAACCAATTTTCCTTCTTTAAACGGCTTTTTAACCGCACCGCCTTTCATCATACCCCTGCGAGTTTTACCCTGTTGTTTATTCAAGTAGTCTCGCAGACTCATACCCGATGCTTCTAACTCTTCTTTAGTTACAGCAGCTTTCTCGTCACCTCTAACATTAGTAAAAGTAGCAAGCCCTTTTCTTTTAGCCTCTGCAACACTCCTAGCAGTGCCTTCTCTTAACGAATCAGCCGCAGACTTAACCTTGGGAGGTCTTTCCACTTTAGTGGCTTCTCGTGCAGTTTTTCGTAATTTGTCTCTTTCAAGAAACCGTTTGGTCCCTTTATCACCTGTTATTCTAGTCTTACCTACTGGCCCACTGCGATCTGCGTCTTGTCTGCGTTGCTCTACGGTTTTCTTTTTTGCTTTGGGTGGAGGCGCAGTGGGTTTTCTTGTGTTTTCGGTTTTCTTCGCCACAGGTTTTTTAGCTTCAGGTTCTTTGTCTCCTCCTCCACGAGTTGCTGCTACTCCAGCGGCACCAGCGGCAGCAGTACCTGCGGCTCCCGCTCCAAATTTTTGTCTACGCCTAGAACCTGCTATCTGTTCTTTTTTTAACTTTTCTCTTTCTCTTTTGTTTCTAGCAAGTCTTCTGTTTCTTGCAGCGGTAGTTTCTGAACCTGCTCTAATAACAGGGTCTTTACTTTGCGTCTCTTTTCTTACTTTTTGTGATTTATCTCTTTGTTTTTTTCTTAGCGCAGCTTCTTTATCTTTTAATTTTTTAGGGACTAAAGCTTCATCAACTTTTGATCTTGCGCTTTTAATTTTTTTAAGTCCTTTTTTTGCCAGTGCTGCGGCACCTCTAGCTATTAATGGAACTGCCATATTTAACTACTCCCTACATACAAAGTTTTCTTTCTGCGATCAGGCATAATAGCCTTGCCGCATCCTTTATGGTGTCTACGTTTCCTAGCTAAACCACCACTACCAAATTTGACCTCTGCTGCTTTAGTATTCTTCACCACAGTCTTACCTCTGCTACCTTCTCGCTTTTTCTTTTTAGCAGTAGTAGCTCTCTGCTTGCGCGATAGGCTATTTGCCTTACTGCGAGGTAAACACCGATCAGGATTCTTCTTATCTTTAGAAGTACCGCATTTGCCTTTTATCTTGCCATCAGTACCTATGCGAACCCAATCTTGGTCACGCCATTTCTTTAGCTCACCCATCTATTTTCTCTTTGATTTCTTACCATAGTTAGGGTCTTTACAATACTTACTAGCTGCCATATTTGCATAAGCAGAAGGATAAGTATCAAACGTGCGTTTCGCCCAAGCCTTACCTTTAGGGCAAATCTTGCCTCCGCTTTTGTAATATCTTCTCATATTAAGAACCTTTCATCTTAACCATTTTTGCAGGTCTAAAGCCTTTGGTAGCAATTCTAACGCCACGTACTTTACCTTTACGCTTGCCGCCCGCTGCGCCACCTTTTGAGTAGCCTTTTTTCTTCATAGGACCACCCATAGCATAACCCTTTTTCATGCCCCCCATGGCGTAGCCTTTTTTCTTTTTCATACCACCCGTAGCGTAGCCTTTTTTCTTTTTCATCATACCGCCAGCAGCCATGCCTTTCTTTTTCATAGGACCGCCACCCATAGCCATGCCCTTCTTTTTCACTTTACCTCCCGTGTTAAGAACACCTCTGCCTTTTAAAATATCTTTTTGAGTTACTTTGCCATCCCCAGTTAAATCAGGAAAATCCTTCTTCGCCATCTCCGTCCTCGCTGTATAAGTTGTTAAATACTCTTGCCGTATCCCAAACATACTCTACATCTTCTTTAGAGTTATAGATATGTTGGTTAGGTTTAAAGTCTGGTGCGCCTTCTCCTGTCTCGAACCAAGCAGGGTGGGTCACGCGAACTCTATTATTTGGTAATGCAACAATGTTACCTGTGTATTCTCCTGCGTCTAGCAGTTCTAACACATGGCTTTGTTTGTGTTGAGCAGGGTCATCTGCTATCTCACTGTCGGTATAATCCACAGTAAAATAGTATTTTGCGGGGTAGAACTCTCCATCTACTTTAGCTATCCAAGGTGCAGGAGTAGCTCTGTTTATCTTGTAGACCGCGTGTTCGTGTGACATACAATCCCAAGGCTGTGCGGCCCAAACAGGCAACTCTGTAGGCCACTCTTCCAAAGGGGTATCTCCAACTAGTGCTGTTATCGGCATCCTTGCCCACATAGCCCCACCATGTACGTTTGGTTCATCAGTGTCGTCAGACTCACACCCGGTAAATATGACCTGAAAACTAAGGCATCTATTAGGCATACTCGTAACAGCAACGACCATAGCGTGTAAGAACTCACCATGATACATCTCCATGTTCTTCGTATACTCTCTTCGCACCCAAGCTTTGAAATAAGGCACATTTGATTGTAAAAAAGCCACTTAACATCTCCACCTTCTTCTAGCCTGTCTTAGCCTAGAATTAGGATCTTTAGCCGCTTTAGGAAACTTCTTCATCTGCCCTGCAGAACGAGCGCAGAAGGATTTTCTTCTTGCTGCTCTTTTACCCGTAGGTTTCTTTTCTGTTACGGCTGTTTGTAATTTGCTTCCGGGGTTGTTTCTACGATATTTAGCAACCCCTTTAGCAGTCATGCCAGCACCCGATTTAGTGGGTCGTTTATCCCCACTCTTAACCGACATGCCTTTCATGCCTTTCCCTTTTATTCTGCCGCCTCTCTTATAATAAGCACGCATGTTAAGAGAAGAATGTAGTCATCGCTGTAAGGTCTGTTACTGCGGTAAAGGTAACAAACCCTCCACCCGCAAATAAAAGACCGTCATCAGGAACGTCAGGGTAAGAGTTGGTGCTCACTCCTGCAACCGTAGCAAACTGCATTTTTATGGTCCCCGTGCCAGAACCTTCTCTAAACACAATAGTAGCGGCTGAACTACCGTTGACCACATAAATACCACGTAGTCGGCAACGTGCTACGGAGATAACTCCACAACAACTAGTGCCAGAACCTGCGCTAACATTACCCGCTGAAGAACCAGAAGTGGCTATCTGAGTCACTGTTTTAAAGAACTTAGTTCCTGTTGCAGTGCCAGAGTCAGCCCCTGTAATTACTTCAGTCTGAGCATCGTTAGATTCATCCGTTCCAGTAACTGTAAAAGTAATACCAGAATCATCAGACGCAGAAAGTATGGTGACGTTTCTAGGGGAGTCCATAGTAACAGACCCTCCACTGGCTAGTGCGCCTCCGATAGTTAAATTAGCGGCTCCACTAACACTAGCAGCAGTCGAAATACCGTCTGGATCTGCGGCAGCAGCAGTTATAAAACTGGATGTTACATCACTACCTGAACCTTTTAAGGCCATAGTAATTTACCTCCAATTAAGATGCTACATCATAGCCGACAACTTCAATCATAAACCGCCCAGCAGTATATGTTGCATCGCCAGTGCCTTGACTCACAAGGTATAAGTATTGGTCTGCTGCAATGTCTCCACCAGCAACCATTGTTCCAGCAGAAGCAGCGCCAGCATTAATAATTTGAGTTTCTGTCAAATCACCAATAGCAGTGTCATTAACACCTGTACCCTCTGTAGCAGAATACAAGTCAATGTCTGTGCTTCCTCCAGCAGGAGTTTCTAAACAAGTCATGGTAACGCCAAACACTGTGCCTTGATTAGCAGTGGTTACTTGCCCGATAAACGCAACACCAGAACCAT